CATGGCTTGATGACTGGCAGGCCTATCCTCCAATAGAAAAACAAAAAAAAATAAACAATGGACATAGTAAAACAAAAGGAGACCAGGCTGTCGAGTACCTTTCAAGAGCGTAAATACATAGAAATCCCTGTTAATTTTAGTCGGGAGAAGGCTTTGACATACATCTCGAATCGAAGTGACGGGGGAAATGTATATCCAAAACCAGAAAGACCAGCCACCGACTCGTTGTACGAAATGTATCTCAAAATAGGTGCTTTAAACGAGCTTCCGTCTGATAAGGATCAAATTTCAAGCTTTTTATCAGAGTTATGGGTGGCTCTTTTCTATGAAAATCATTTAGTGCCCCAGGATATCCCGGGAGATATCGTTGTTTCTGAATTTACAAAAGCTCTTGTTAGTGGCCGCGCGCCCCGAAGGGGAAACAATATGGCAGCCATTGTGACGGCTTTTAATGACTGGATTGTTTCAAGCGGGGTCAGAGATCGGTTGTATGAGACGAGAAACAAGTACTACCCGCAGAAAAAACCAAAAGAACTACCCAGGCAAACAACTCCAATTGACGAAACAGACCATGAAAGGATGATATCCGGGGAAAAAGTTGAGAATTGGCCGGATGAGACGATCGTTGATCAACACAAAAAGATCAACCAGGTTATGGGAAATGAATCATTTGATCAATGGATGTCGGGATTAAATGGAAAAGGGTATATCAAGCGAATATTTAACGAGGCTGAGCGTCGCGGACTTGTAACACAATCCAAAAAATCATGAATACATCACTACCAAGATCACTGTCAATGAAACAACCTGAAATCACCCGATATCGCCGGGAGCTCAAAAAGTCCCTGGAAGTGATTGAAAAGGCAAAAACCCAACGGGTGAACTATCGAGATTATGTGGGATCTATGGCTCTAAGGCAGGCCAAGGAGGACGCAAGCTTTCTGCGAACGGCGATAACCAGGCATGAAAAGGCTGTTAGCGGGAATCTTCCGGATCAGCGCAGAAGCCCGGATCTCAACCAAGTGGTGAAAATCATTAAAAAGCTATCACAGAGTATGAGAAGTAAAGATATCGCAGTAATAGCCGGCTGTAGTGAGCAAGATATATCAAACCTGCTACACAATCGGAATAAAGAGATTTCTGTCTACCTGCAGGAGAAGATCCGACGCTACACGACAAGACTTTTAAAGTACCATAACAACAATTAAACCAGAATACTATGAATGACATCGATATTGAAATTACAGACAGTAGCGGACGTACCGCAAAAACAACATCTAAAAAAATGCAGGCGGTTGCAAAACAGCTTCGAATGGACGGCGAGGGATTTACTCCCATACGGACCAACTTCGATCAGTCGCGCATTAATGAAAAATTTAAAGGGCAGACTAAAAGTATCATAAAAAGCACGCAGATGCGGGACTTGGCCGAGAGGGTCATGGAGGAGCGTGGTATTGATATCGGTCCGGCCAGTGTGGGCTGCCTGTTGATCTACCCGAATATCAGCAAAAAACGTGCGGCGAGGATCACGAAAGAAAACGAAGTCAGCCAGTTCTTTTCCGGATTCGATTACCTGATTCAGATATCCGGTGAGCTCTGGGACATGCTGGACGGTGATACGAAGGAGTTCATGCTTTATCACCTGCTAATGCAGGTTTACTCCCGGTATAAACCCAAGGAAGGGTACTGGAAGTTCAATATCCGTAAGCCGGACTTCACTGACTTCTATCGGATCAACGACAAACACGGGAACACCTGGTATAAAACGATTCAGGCCACAGTGAGCAGCCTGTACGATCTGGATCCGCAATCTGAATCACAGGTGAGGGTGTAGTTATGGCCAGAGGAGGATATATTGAAGTAGAACTATGTGAATATGTTAGGGTTCATTTCTCAGAGATGGAGACAGAAGACCTTATTGATGCGATTAACGATCATTATAAGTCTGGTTCAAAAAAGGAAAAGCAAAATATCATTTCAAGACTAGACTTCACCGTCCCATCTAACACTGGTCCTGATGCCAGCCTGCTCGAGACCCTTAAAATGGAGATCGTAGGGAAGGGGATTGCTAAGAAATCGATCGAGGAACTTGAGGAGTTTTTCAAATGAGTAAACCCAAAAGAAGCAGGGTGTACACCGAGGAGGATCTACAGTTTATCCGTGATAACTGGCAGGATTTATCTGATAAGAAGATGGCTGACCACCTTGGCGTGAAGCCAGGTGGAGTCCGTAACGCCAGAAAAAAGATGAGATTGATCAAATTCATTCGAAGGGAATGGACCGAAAAACAGGATCAGATTCTACGCGATTATTATCCAACAACGGAAATTAACGAGGTTCAGAAGATGCTTGGTGGCCGAACAAGGTCATCGATATATGGCCGCGTTTCTTTGTTGGGGATCCATAAGAACCCGGATTACCTGCTGGAGCAGAACCGGGGACTTGGGGCCCAGCTGGCAAAATGTGAAAAGGCTGTTAAAAATAGATATCCAAAAGGCCACACTCCGGAGAATAAGGGCTTAAAGAAAACCGATTACATGAGCCGGGAGGCGATCGAAAAGACCAAAAAAACCCGGTTCAAAAAAGGTCACTCGCCCGTAAACACCAAATGGGATGGGGCTATAAGCTGCAGGGTGGACTCAAAAGGTACTCCATACATGCACATTCGGGTGGCCAAAGCCAAATGGGACCTACTGCACCGCCACAATTGGAAAAAGAAAAACGGCTCGATTCCGAAAGGCCATCTACTTCGCTGCAAGGACGGCAATACCATGAACTGTATACCAAGTAACTGGGAGCTGATTACCCGGGGAGAGCACGCGTGCAGAAATGTGAACAGAGAAAAGGCCGCGGCTGCTCTGAAAAAATTCTATAAAGAACACGGCCACCCAGCGGTGGATCTGCACGATTCTTATGTCGCGGGGCACCTCGTCGGTGGTGATAAAGAACTGCGGGAGTACCTGATTGAGCACCGGCAGGACCTGATCAGAGTGGCCCGAAAACGATATTTACTAAACCGAAAACTTAAACAAATAGAAGATGAGCAAAATAAATAATCAACTGGACGACCTGATGGGAAGTCGGGTGATCTACAAATCAAAAGCCTACCAGCTGAAGGAGTGGCATATCGCTGATGGCCGTGTACATATACTAACCGATAGTACAGCCATTATTTTCAACAAAAGCGATGTAGCTGAGGAGATCGAAAAATTCGAGAGCACTCAACTACCTGAGGTTACAAGTGGCAACGGTCTGGCTCACAAAAGTCAGGACTTTAAAAATCTAAACAGCGTCGAGGATGTATTGATGGCCACAATGAAAGAAGTAAAAGATAACCCGGGTTACGTCGGCCAGGCCAAGGCGATTAATTCAAGTGTTAGCCAGCTGGTAAACGTGCAAAAAGTAAAGATCGAGATGATGAAACTTCACAGAAAGAAGTAAAAATAAAAAACCCTTAACACACTAAGAACGAGAAAAAATGAACGTCGAACACATACTACTTGAAGATATTACAATCAGCGGGACCAATCCGCGAAAACACATTGAAGAGTGTGACTGTGAAAACCCAGAAGTATCGATCATTAAAATGGGGGAAGAAACTAAATGTCCTGAATGTATGGAAGAAACATCCCAAGAAGAGCTTGATATGTTCGGCGGGTTGTGTGAGGAATGTTCAGGCGCTTTTGACGATTAACCCTTAAGGAGACAAAATGAGCAACAGTGGCGGGCTTTAGGGTTTGCCATTTAAAATGGATGTTAGACGAATCCTTCGCCTTTGAATACGCCACTGTTGCTTTTTAAGCCCAAAAAGGATACAAAATGAGTAATTATTTAGACGGATACGGAAAAGAAACCTGTGGGCATTGTGGTTTGAGAAGAACTGTTGAGGGTCATGACGGCTGCATTGGAACTCTCTCGGATGTAATGAACGCCTGTTGCGGACATGGTGAAACAGGTATGGCCTATGTCCAGTTTTGGGATGAGAAACGCCTCGAAGGGGAAAAGGCTTTGGATTATATGAAATGCGCCCATCCAACATCTGAAAGACATGGTAGCGGATACTTAGAGGTTCAATACTGTATGAAGTGCGGTAAGATGCTTTGAGTTGCTGATAAAGTAGAATATTAACTAAAGGAGACAGAATGAACTGGAAAGATGTGCCAAACTTATTTTCAAATGGGAAATTCTCAATAAAAGAGAATAAATTCAACTTTCCTGAGAACATTGAAATAGAAGGCTATTCAACTGAATTTCATGGGTGTTTCCTTATCCTTAATGGTGCTCTGATTAATGTGCGCTATTGTACTCTCGTGGCACGTAAGATTGAGGACATGACAGATGAAGAGTTGAGAAAGTGTCCAACATTTCAGGAACAAGATATAACACCGCTCGGAGAAATCAGGTATAGATTAATGGTCTGGACTAATTATCATTATGCGGATATGCCAGCGGTAGTTCAAAACTATCTACTTTCAATCGGGATCTACCCATTCGACCAATCCGACTTTGGGACGAGAAACGTGGAGACTAAATGAAACAAGTACCAGAAGGGTGGTTAGATTGGAATACTCTGTCACTTGACCAGATGGTAGAACATCTGAGAAATAAATATGAATATAGCAGCACGGGTGATGCTATGTGTATTCATCGCCTGATAGAATTTTATGAGAAAAACAAAAAGGGTGACCTTCAGTCATTCATTGGGCCAGAAGTTCCAGGCATTATGATAGACTTTGATTTATTGTGTACAGAAGAAACGCCTAATAAATACCATAAAACAGAATTGACTATTGGCATTAATGGACAAAAAGCATTACTGACAGCACAATTGTTTACAATGGCAAGAATGTATAAAAACTGGAATGATTGGCGTGTTAAATTAGGTGTATGGCTTATTAAAAGAACAGAACTTTAAAGGAGACAAAATGAATAAATACGCAACGAGAGTGACCGCCTTAATAGATGGTGAACTTCAGGTCTTTGCCGGGCCAGTAGTGCCGGGCATTACAATTGCCGATGCTCGTAGATACTGCGAAAACCACGGTCTTGGATATGTGGGGATTTATCGTCTAATTCAAGTGTTAGCCAGCTGGTGAATATTCAGCGGGTTAAGATTGCTATGATGAAGCTCCGCAAAAACCGATAAACCCCATACTCACTATGAAAACATTCAAAGAAATCGAGCAGGTTCTTCAAAAAATAACACCGGGCAAAGAACTCGAAGCCTTTGATTTCCTCGAAAGCGCAGCGCGTATTATCGTCGACGAGCCCGTTCGGGAGATTATCGTCCAGGGAATACGGGTTCGAAAGAAATGGAAGCAGATTAAACTTGAATACGATCAGATCAAGGGCGAAATCGGATCCAAGGAGAGCGTGAGTGTACTGAGCAAAAAGTTTCATTACAGTGAGAAAACCATAGAGTCAATCATTTATGAACGGTGAGCAGCTATGAAACCAACACCCCTTAAAAATAGGTTTCCAAACCACCCTCAATGAGATAGATTGATAACATGAGCAAATGCAAGGCACATACAAAAAGCGGTAAAAGCTGTAAAAGCAGTGCTATAAAGGGTTCGGAGTATTGTCATATTAAGGCTCATCAGCAGCAGGATCCTGAAGCGGGGTTGACGGACAAACAGAAAAGGTTTGTTGAAGAGTACTGCATTGATTACAACGCTACGCGCTCCGCGATAAGTGCTGGGTACTCGAAAAAAACAGCTTCAGAACAGGGTTATCAACTCCTTCAGAAAACTTCAGTTCAGGACGCAATCAAGAAACGCATGGACGAACTGTCCATGAGCGCAGAGGAGGCAGTCAAGAGACTGGCAGACATGGGGCGCGGAAGCTTCGAGTCTTTCATGGAAGTTCAACAGGACGGAACGCTTAAAATCGACCTGTCCAATCCAGAGGCGAGAAAGCAGTTTCACTTGATTAAGAAGATCAAACAGAAGGATGTAGTAAGAAAATCACATTCCGGTGATGATGAAGTTGTAACCGATCGCGTCTTTGAAATCGAACTCCACGACTCAAAGGACGCGATTGACAAGATATTGAAAGTCTGGGGCAAATACGCACCTGAAAAACTGGACGTAAATATGAAAACCGCCGAATGGGATCCCGAAAAGGGCGATCCTCGGGATTACGTTCAAGGTAAGATAACCGGGGGGTGATTATTCAATAACCAAAACCGCCCAAACTCGGCAATCTGACCGAGATAATACCAACTTTAAATTAATTCACCATGAAAGAAATTGAGCAATAACCCCCCATACCCCAAAACCCGCGAGGATAACTATCGATACCGGGCGGAGATCCTTTCAAAGGCAGACAAAGACCCGGAGTTCCGATCAGCTGTAAAAGCGTGGTGTAAGCAGGATATCCTTTTCTGGCTAAACTGCTTTGGATGGACGTTCGATCCCCGCCCGGAAAACCAATCGAAGCTTGGCTACGACGACGCGCACATTCTGTTTTTGACGTGGGAATACCAGGACGAGTATGTGATGTGGCTGGTAGATCACATCGATGGTGGCAAAGACGGCCTGACAGAGAAGTCCCGGGACATGGGAGCCAGCTGGCTTGTATTGGCGGTTATTCAGTGGTACTGGCAATTCGGGGGGGCTGGTAATGATTTTAAGGTGGGATCGCGTAAAGAGGACTTCGTGGATAAGATCGGGGACATGGACGCCCTGTTTCCGAAAATTAGATATCAGATCAAGCGACAACCAAAGTGGCTGCTTCCCGATGGCTTTGATGTTCAAAAGCACATGTCGTTCATGAACATCACCAACCCGCAGACCGGATCGAGCATCACCGGGGAGAGCAATAACCCTTATTTTGCCACGGGTGGCCGGAAAAAGGCGGTGATCTTTGACGAGTTTGGTAAGTGGAGCAACACTGATGAGAGCGCTTGGCAGTCCGCCTCCGATGTGACAGATTGTAAACTGGCTATCAGCTCGGCAAACGGGCGAAACAATCACTTTTATGCTTTGAGAAGCCAGAACGCCGGGCAGATCGACGTTCACCGGATGTATTGGAGCGCTCACCCGCTTAAAACGCAGGCTTGGTACGAGAGGGAGAAGAAACGAAGGTCTAAGCAGGATCTGGCCGCCGAGGTGGATATCGATTACACGGCGTCAATCAGCAATAAGGCATGGGAGAACTTTGACTACCAAGCCCACGTTACCGACGAGGATCTGTATAACCCGGCCATGCCTATTGTGATGTGCTGCGATTTCAACATCGAGCCCATGAGCTGGATCCTTCTGCACGACATGCCGCCAATGGATGTCGTTTTTGGGGAGCTGGTTGATAATGAGAGAACCCGGACGGAGTACCACATACAGGACTTTGTCCGGATCTACCGGGACCACGAAAACAAGATCATTCACCTATACGGGGATGCCTCGGGAAAACACGGGCACACATCGAGCATCAAATCCAACTATCAGATCATCAAAGAGGTGCTGGCTGCCGAACAGTGGGAGATTCAGGACTATGTACCAACGGCGAACCCGCCTGTTTCTGAGCGTCTTGACGCGTCGAATAAACGATTGAAAGACTGGCAGCGTGACGGAGAGTCCTTTGTAATTATATCCAATAAATGCGCAAACCTGATTGACTCCCTAGAGCAGTCCAAACGAAAAGGTGACGGAATTGATAAAAAGGGAAATGTAGAGCACGCCGCGGAAGCCTGGTCGTATTACAGCGTTCAGAAATACCCGATCCGTAAAACCAAAACAAGGAGCTTTAAGTTGGGTGGGTTGTGATTGCAAGACAACTTGAATTTAATTAACGTCTATGCAACTGTCTCTTGATTCCAAGTTCGCTACATACACACCACCCAAATCTCAATTGCTAAAATGGGTTGGCAATAAGCAGAAGTTCGCTGGTGAAATAACCAAGTGTTTTCCTGCTGACTTTGGTACATTCTATGAACCATTCTTGGGAAGTGGGGCAGTAATGGCAACAGTTGCACCAACATCAGGAATTGGCTCTGATATTTTCGCTCCCTTAGTCGAGATATGGCAGAAGTTAAAAGACGACCCAAATGAATTAATAGAGTGGTATGCTGAAAGACGTAATAGACTTGATACAGAGGATAAAAAAGACGTTTATAATAGTGTTTTGGCATCTTTTAATTCTAAACATAATGGGGCAGATTTTCTGTATTTAACCCGTTCATGCTATGGTGGAATTGTGAGATTTAGAAAAGCAGACGGATATATGAGTACGCCTTGTGGTGTGCACACTCCAATTCCCGTTGAGACATTTAGGAAAAGGGTAAAAGATTGGTCTTTAAGAATGAAAAATGTGAATTTTTTAAATGTTGATTACAAAGAGATTTTCGAAATGGCTCAATCTGGAGATTTGATTTATTGTGACCCACCATATAGTCATAGTCAGAGTATTTTGTACGGAGCACAAGCGTTCAAACTTGAAGAACTTTTAGAATCGATAGATTATGCTAAATCAAAAGGTGTTCGTGTCGCTCTTAGTATTGACGGAAACAAAAAGTCAGGAAGCTACTTATGTGATTTGCCAATTCCTGAAGGTCTTTTTGAGGAAGAAATGTTTGTCTCTGTCGGTCGCTCTATGTTAAGAAGGTTCCAAATGGAAGGTCAAACCTTGGAATCTGAAATGGTCTCTGATCGCTTATTGCTGAACTATTCTCTTTAATGCACGCCAACGCTGAGTGTATGCGGTCGTTTTAATGCCGTTTTACACATTGTTAGGTGTAGTATGAACGGATTAAAATAACGAAAGATGAAAAAATACAATATAATTTACGCAGACCCACCATGGAAATACAATGATGTTGGAGTATATCAAGAAACTTTTCCCAAAAGGAAACAAGTTAGGCCACTAAGAGATTTACCGTATAGTTCAATGAACAAAAATGACTTAAAACAATTACCAATAAATGAAATTAGTGATTTTGATTGCGCTTTATTTATGTGGTGTAATGATTCCCACATAGAAGAAGGAATAGAATTAATGAAAAGTTGGGGTTTTAAATACAAGGTAATATCGTTCGTATGGGTTAAAAAAACAAAAAATGGAAAATTATATGCCAATACTGGAGCATGGACTATGAAAAATTGTGAAATATGTTTATTTGGAACGAAGGGGGCAATGAGTAAATACAAAATTGCAAATAACATATACCAAGTTATAGAAAATGACAGAAGTAAACACTCTAAAAAACCACAAATATTCAGGGACAAAATAATAGAATTATTTGGTGATATTCCAAGAATAGAACTATTTGCAAGACAAAAAACAGATGGATGGGATGTTTGGGGAGATGAAGTTAATAGTAGCATTGACCTTAGAGAATATTACACCTAACGTCTAGGCTAAGGTTAGTAGCCTTAATTACTAACCATAAAACTATAACAAGACCTATTTAGGCTATTAACTTTAGCCATTGTTGTGCCCCATTAAAAAAAAACCAACGCGCAAGCAAAGAGTGCTATCGCACACATTGCTTTTTTGCCAACGCTCTTGAAATAATAAAATATTAAATTGATGAAATAATAAAATAAATGGCAAATAGTAACCTAACAGCGGCCAAAAGGGCTAAAAATGATGAGTTCTATACGCAATACCATGACATCGAAAAGGAAATCAATGCCTATTTAGATTTCAACTCAGATGTGTTCCGAGGTAAGACAGTGCTATTGCCTTGCGATGATCCAGAATGGAGCAACTTTACTAAGTTCTTTGCTCAAAATTTTGAACGTCTTAAATTAAAAAAACTTATTAGCACAAGTTTTGCCCCTGAAAGTAAAAATATTAAAAGTGTTTATCAACCAACACTTTTTGAAACAACAAATCCACAATTTGATGATAAAAAAACCATTGTGAATGGTAAAATATTTACCCTGAAAAATGACAGAACAGGGGATGGAAAAATTGATGTTAATGATTTAGAGTGGGAATATTTAAAAGGAGATGGTGATTTCAGAAGCGAAGAAATAAAAAAATTAAGAGACGAATCTGATGTAATTATTACGAATCCGCCATTTTCACTTTTTAGGGGCTTTTTGGCTTGGATAGTTGAAGCAGATAAAAAATTTGTAATTATTGGCAATATGAACGCTATTACCTATAAGGAAGTTTTTCCTCTAATTCAATACAATAAAATGTGGACTGGCAGTAGATTTAATAAGAGATTAAATGGTAAGAATATGACATTTGTTGTTCCTGATGATTATGCTTTAAGTGGAACAGAAGTCGAAATGAGTGCAGAAGGTAAAAAAATGGTTAGTGTAGCGGGGACAGGATGGTTCACAAATCTTGACCACGGCATAAGACATCAATTTTTACCCCTTATGTCTATGGCGGATAATATAAAATTCAGCAAGCATAAAGTAGTAAAAGGTAAAGAATATCGAAAATATGATAACTATGATGCAATAGAAATACCGTTTACAGCTGCAATACCAAGCGACTATAATGGTGTTATGGGTGTTCCAATAAGTTTTTTGCCAAAATACAATCCTGAGCAATTTATTATTTTGGGTGCAACCCAAAGAGGTTGCCACGATAAAGTTCCTGACACAAAAAAATACGATGATTATTGGGAAGTAAAGCAAAACGGTGTAAAAACAGGTTCTTCTGGTGGCAAAACCAATGAAAATGCAAACCTCGCAGAAAATGATGGTAGAAAAAATTACTTTATAAATAAAGATGGTCATATTGTTCAATCTGCATACCAAAGAATATTTATTAAACATAAAAAATGAAAACAACACTAAAAACAGATATAAGCGTTAGGGATATTTGCGATGGTTTCGTTTATAATGCTCTTGAAGGTAAAGGACTTTTTGGATTATCGGGTAAGTTGACAATTCAGCCCGAATACCAACGAAACTATATTTATGCAGATGGTAAAAGGGATGTTGCTGTTTTAGAAAGCATTTTAAAAGGTTATCCGTTAGGTTTAATTTACTTCAATAAGCCAAGTGAAAACAACCTAGAAGTATTAGATGGACAACAAAGAATTACAAGTTTTGGCAGATATGTAACAGGTAAATTCGCTATTAAAGACGAAAATGGAATGGAGCAATACTTTAGTGGAATTGCAAAAGACAAACAAGAAAAAATATTAAATACAAAACTGCTAATTTATGAATGTGAAGGAACAGAAAGCGAAATTAAAGAATGGTTTAGAACTATTAATATTGCTGGTGTTCCACTAAACAATCAAGAATTATTAAATGCAGTCTATTCTGGTCCATTTGTTACACTTGGCAAAGAAGAATTTAGCAATAGCCAAAATGCAAACATACAAAAATGGAGTGCATATATTTCAGGTAGTGCAAATAGGCAGGAGTTTTTAGAAAGAGCATTGGAATGGGTTAGCAAAGAAAAAGTAGGCAATTATATGAGCCAACATAGATTTGACAACAACATTACAGTATTAAAAAATTATTTTACAAGTGTTATCGATTGGATTTCGTCTGTTTTTTCAGATGTTGAGACTGAAATGAAAGGACTTGAATGGGGGCGTTTATATGAAACATATCACAAAAATCCATACAATTTAAAAACCGTATCAGCAGAAGTGAAAAAACTTTATGCCGACCCATATATAAAAACCAGAAAAGGCGTTTTTGAATATATTCTTGGTGGTGCAACAGACACGAAGCTTTTAGAAGTTAGAGTATTTGACGAAGCAACAAAAAAATCTGTTTATGCAAAACAAAAAGCAGAAGCAGAGAAAAAAGGAATTTCAAATTGTCCTTTATGTGCAGTAGGAAACAACACAAACAAAACTAAAATTTGGACACTGGCAGAAATGGATGCAGACCACGTTTCAGCTTGGAGTAAAGGTGGTGCGACAGACATAAAAAATTGCGAAATGTTATGCAAAACTCACAACAGAGCAAAAGGTAATAAGTAAAATAATGGACAGGCGAACCACGACAGAAAGAACACCAGCTTGTAACAATGTATATAAAAAATAGGCGAAATAGTAGTAAAATCAAGGCTTTTGGCTCGTGTCAAAGTTCGTGCTTAACCGAAAGTTTAGTGCTTCGTAATCGCCTACTTTTCATATACTAACCGTATATCTTCCATACCCAAATCTAATAAATTTAAAACCTAAATCATGGCTTCATTGTATTTAATTTGCTTCTTCTTGGTTTTCTCAATGTAATATGGAGCAGGAAGATAATCCGTTGCCAACCACTTCGCCCCACCGGTTGCGATCAGCTCATCATCATGCTCTCCTTCAATCGCTCCCATTGTGCCATCCTCTTTGATTTCAAAGAAAGCAGCTTCATCCACTGCCGTCTGACTACGTTCCACCCAACCACCACCACTCTCTGGCCTCCACGCTGATTTCAGTCCAGAGACAAGAATATCCTTGCTTGCATTGGTCATGTGATACCCATACCGAAGGTTTCTGCCTCTAACTTTATCCGGATCATCCCGGGTAAACAGGTTCGGATAATGATTGGCTATCTGATTGAATATCGTAAGGTAGTGAACACCGTCCGTATTATTGCCCCGGCTGTATAGAGCATTGACTTCAACGGCCAGTATCGATTCATAGAAAAACTTCGCTATCTGTGCGCTCTTCCATGCAAGCAGTTCAGGATCAATGTGTCCTCTCCAAACAGCAGCACATTCAGCAGAACCACCCTCTATCATTGGCCACCGATCAGCAACCTTAATCACCGAGTAATCACTATCCTTGTGAACACCACCCACATCAACAAACGTAGCTCCTCTGTGTGCAACATCCTTCTCTGTTGTGTATTCAGACGGTAACATCCATATCTGCAGGTTCCCCTTGGTGTTCTCAACAAACTCCAAGTCTTTCAAGCTATCTGGCCCCATGTGTGACTTGCCATGAATATCCCCTATGTATTTTGGTTGACGAACGGTAGAACGTGCTATTTTGATCATAGCAGGGCTAAATACTTTCTTACCGGCGCCTGCAAACATTTCCTCGATCGTTGTAGGGTTCTCCTGTTGCATCTCCCAAAGCTGATCGTACTCCTTAGACTTCTTTCGATACCAATTGATCTGATCCAGTGTAGCACCATTCTCCCATAACACCTCCCATTCATAGGTAGTCATGGAATCGATGAACGACTTGTACTGACTCTCTGGCAAGGGAATCTGACATCTCGGATCAGTAACCCATGAAATAAAGGTAAGCTTAAACCCTGATTCACCCCGTTTTGCCTTAAAGATCTGCGACCTGAACCAAGCGCCGGACTCTTCTGCAGTACTCTCGATCATCACGAAGGTATGCGGTTTCAACTGAACCATACTCATAATGTTGGTAATGAGCTTATTAGCACCCTTGGCAGCAGTAGATTTCATCTTACCGGCCTCTGATATCAATGCTATCTGAATAGTATCTCCCGATGGAGCGTTCGGCCGTTCGGAGCTACCTATGTTAATCAGTGAATTGGTGCCGACTACCTCATATGTATTGCGTAGCCCCATCCATGGTTTCAGGCGGATCTTACCCATGACTTCCGGGTAATTATTGACGATGGTTTCATACCGGCCAACAATCTTGGTACCACCACCATGATCTAACGAGCAGATATAAGCGGAGTACCCATTGTGAACCACGTTCTGAACCCAAAACGCATAGGCGTTCTTCATGGTTGTACTACCGTACTGGCGATGCTTCCCTTCGATGTTCCTGACCGGCACACCACCAGTTCTCATTTCTTCAAGATCTCGAAGGCTGATACGCTGAGGAGGATTCAGCACGAAAGAAACCAGCTCTTTCATATTGTCCTCAATCTTCACACACGATGCACACCAGTATTCAAAGTCATAACGGCACCGCACGATATGAAACGCCTCTCTAAGACTTTCAACTTTGTCCTGGCCACCCTGATTTTCCTCCGGAAAAGCTTCGTTTGCCGCCTTTTGCCACCCTTTTTCCTTGATCAGCTTAAAAAGGCTGTCATATTTCATTTCTAAGGGCAGATAAATGGTAACACCGGGTGATTGCATGAAGGGAAATCGCTCAATCAGACTTCCTTCACCAGTATATGGATCATAGTCTGGATTGAGTTTCGCATCTCTTTTTTTACTCTCAGATATAATCTGTTTGTGGGAAAGCTTTTTTGCAGCGCTCATCTACCCTCGATCCGATTGTAAATCTGTTGAATGAAATTGTTTACCGTTGGCCTGTTGTCGCCGTCACCCTCTCCCTTCTCATACGCTCTGCCAACCTCTTTGGCAGCCTGCTCAAGAATCTGATTTTGCAGAACAATGTTTTTGCTTGCCCTTTCATAGTTTTTTTGAAGCTCCCCAAGACGAAACCCTTTATTGGCTATGGGATGCTTGGTAATTACCGTCATGTATTCTTCGCGAGTATGCCGATACAACTGCTTCCACTTCTCAGCTAACTTACTCCCGTTGGCCGTCTCGGGGTTATAATAACCCACCTGATCAAGCGAGACGTCTATACCAAAGGACTCTTTCAACTCCGTTTGAACCTCGACTGAACGTGTAAAGCAAGCCAATCTCTTTATAATCAATTCTTTATGTTTACTTTTAAGCGAAGCCATATTCATTGGTTGTAAAAAATTGAAATTATGCGACCTTTTTACCACACCTACCACACACACCCTCTATAGTTGCTGTTGCTATCTCTGCTCCTTTGTTGGCTGTCCTGACCAACTCTTCCACGCCTGATGCTTTCGCTCCATACCTACGTACCACACCGATAAACTCTTCCACATCATGGGCTACCATTGTATAGATAGGCCTGCCTGTAAGCCGACTGAACTTTGGCATTCCAAACATATCATGAGCATGGCCACAATGATACATTTCATGTTCAATCAAAGCGCACCGGGACGGATTGTCTGCGCCTCTCCAAAATGATACTTCCAGAGTTATCACAAACTCAGGCACCATTCCAAACCAAGATGATAGCTGCTCTTCCTTTCTCTGTCCTTTCCATCCTGATTGTAACCTGGGGATCTCTGCTGTACCAATAATGCGCCGGGAATGCTTTAGGTTCTCTCCATACGCCCACAGCACACCTATCTCAGCGTCTTGCAGATGTATATGATCTTCATTGAACAGATCAGATTGTTCAGACAGAAAAGCATGTTGCATCCAATCAACCACATCCGGAGCAGGTAAGAACATTTTGCTCTCTACCCTTTTCGGAGGAACGGGGATATCCATGTGATAATGTGTTAAAGGGTTTAAAAAAACCTTCCAGCCTGATTCAATGTAACAAATTCGATATTTAAAATGAAAACAATCGTTTTTTATGTAACTACGAGTCTATTTCTGTGTGTTTACATTTTTAAAACATATATTAAAACGTATTTGTTTTGAAATATGTTTTAACCGATGTATATTAATTCAAACCCTTAACACAAACAGAGGAAAAATAAACATGGACATTTTAACAACAACAAAGTTTCAGGTTGTAGTACTTAGTGAGTTGGATGGAGACGATAAGATTTCAGCGGCTTTGAGCCCAATGATGGCGGCAGAGCAGATCGTTGAATCTGGTCTTTGCACTCCTTTTCACACGTTGGTTAGAATAAATACAGACGATCCTGCATACAACAACTTTCGAGAGGAAGGATATTGGACAGGTCACGATACACTGGCTGTAATCTCAGGCAATTCAAGTAGAAGGATGATCTGCTTGTTTATTGACGAAGGAGTAAGGATCTGCCCGATTTGTATTTGGTTTTCTGACGACCCGTTATCTGAAAAGACCATGGCACAGCCATACAAAGAGGCAAAGTTTGGCAAAAAGTTCTCGGAGGATCTCCTTGATGAAATCTTAACCGAACTATCAACAACAATCACAAAAGGATTGGAGGATATCTATGCGTAGTCTAACCCCTAAACAGTTACGATCGAAGATCAACATTACGTTGGCAGAAATTGAGCAGTTGGAGAAGCTTCGAGTACAGGAGAGGGATTCACTCTCTGCTGATGAACGTGAAGATCTCCGGCAACAGATACTTGATCTGCATTCAAAGTATTGCTCTCTCCGGGCGCAGCTTGAATCTTTATCTATGGCTGTTTGATTGTGGAGAAACCAATCTTTCTATTTGTTGACCTATTTTGCGGAGCAGGGGGAGTTACCGAGGGCGCAGTTCGCGCCCGAATCGGTAACTACTTCCCGGTTAAAGTGATTGCCTGTGTGAATCACGACCCGCTTGCGATCGAATCACACATGTACAACCACCCAAATACGCTTCATTTTTCCGAGGATATCCGAAGCCTTGATACCGGCTCACTTACAAAGTTGGTAGAGTTTTACCGTAGCAAATACGGCGAAAGGGCAAAGGTTATTCTGTGGGCATCGATGGAGTGTACCAATTACAGCAAGGCAAAGGGAGGTATGCCACGTGATGCTGATAGCCGTAGCCTGCCTGATGAAATGGACAGGTACGTCAAAGCCATTGATCCTGATGCGTTTCTATGGGAAAACGTTGAGGAGTTTATGAGTTGGGGGCCACTTGATGAAAACGGTAAGCCCGTCTCACGTAAAAACGGTAAAAATTGGCTTTCATGGCAGCAGAGGATTAAAGACATGGGATATCGGCATGACTGGCGAAAGCTGAACGCAGCTGACTATGGAGCGCACACCAAGCGAAAGCGGTTGTTTGGCATGTTTTCAAAGCCAGACTTCCCTATTGTCTGGCCTGAACCAACTCATGCGTTAGCCGCTTAAATATTATATTCATTCATGGAAAATAAAACATCATCATTTCGCACCACCGATCACAACAAAGATTTTCTTAACGATCTTCATGGTTCGGTAAGCGCCGGCGCATCCAGGGCAATTGATGCCTACATCAACCTGCGTCCTTTAATTTTGAAGGCCGTAGGAGCGAAATTTACCCCCGATAATATTCGCACGATTGCGCAGGTTCTTAAAAAGGGTGCCTATGACCCTACTTTCATGGCCAGTAAGCAAATCTTGGTCTCAAAGTTAGATATGGAGTCCGATCAGATCAAAGATAAGAAGCAGCAAAGCGATCTGGCCGTTATTATTGAGACGGTTAAAACACTATCTCCGGTTGAGTGCTATTTCCTGCAGGAAGAGATTTTCAGGAGGATTGAGAAGTAGTCGTTTGTTATTTGAATCAGTCATTTCCTGTCAATTCACCAAGAGCCATCTGTATATCTTCATTAATTTCTCTTTGGCAATCAACGCATATCAATTCTCGGTTATCCATTGGGTTAATTACCATGTCATCATGCTCTACCATTGTCTTGCATAGCCTGCAAATTGTCGGCATTTCCATCGCGCTCATTGTTTTGGTTTTTCCGTTTTTAAATAAATCTTTTTGATTCTGCATCGAAGCGCATGCCGGATCCAGCCACTCTCTTCGTACCACTCTTTATACTCTTTACTCTGATAACCACATAGAATTATAGCTCCGCTACACATGTAAAGAACATCCCTTAAGCGTTCGTGATCTTCAATATTAAATTCATTGGGGTACCTTTTTAACCCCTAAGTACTCAGGATCAACAAAGAAAAGCGATCCCGCCTACAACAGCCCAAAATAAAGCAAAAATGACGATAACAAGAATTATAAATATAAATAAGAATAACCTGTTATTCATTTAGTCTCCTTACGTTTCTCACCCCAAAGTCGGATTGGTCGAATGGGTAGATCCCGATTGAAAGTAGATAGTTTTGAACTACCGCTGGCATATCCGCATAATGATAATTAGTCCAGACCATCCAAGCTAATATACCAAGCACTGTAGGTTCAAATCCAAATAAGAGATACCAACCTCTATCCTTTATCTTCTGTCCAATCGCCGAAACCCTACACCCGAACCTGTTTTGTTTCGGCACTTTATGCTTCCACTTAGCGTGAGCTAATAATTGTGGGTTTTCATCTATAGCAATGATTTGCTCGGGCTTTATACCAAAACTTATCGCGACATCTATTTCAATCCCCTCTTTTGACGGTAATAACAAAACCTTCGCATTTTTATCTGTCATCAACCGGTTCAACACTTTTTTTGATAAAAGACTCCATACAGATTTTCTGTACTGATTTTTCACGTCGTTATCATACCCTGATTTTGGTGCTCTACGTTTTATTGTTGATTTTAATAATTTTTCAATATTTAATTCACTTATAATTATTTCATTGTTTAGGTTTTTGGTTATATAAAAATTGTCATTAAACCGGCATCCCCTTCCACTCCTGCCCATAAGGGACTGCAAAGCCTTTCTTTAATAAATATTCTCCCAAGGAGGTGTTGTTGTCGAAATACTGATTGTCAGGCACCCACACCCACGCTATCCACCGGCCGAACTTCCCGGTCTTCATGGTGTTGATTAGAATATCCTGGTCTTTTATTATAATCCGGACGTGGTCGCGGACAATCAGTCCGTCCTGTCGCTCCTGTCCGCGAACCTCCGGGGTATTAATATCCGCGATTCGGAATGATTGGTTCATCATACCCACTGACATGCCCAGATCCACGTCTGCCCGGAAGGTGTCCCCGTCATAGACGCTCGTGACTTTTGCCCGGTAATAGTATAGTTTATCGATTTTCATGGTTATATCATTAAAAAGCCGGGAACCACCAGAGGAAGCAGCGCCCGGCTTTGGGGGGTTAAAGCTTTAAATCATCTGCTGTCGGAGAAATCTTCGTGTTGTCTGGGTTTTTGCTGTCCGGGTATGGGTTTTCAAGCACTCCCGGATTCTCTTCCGCTATCCGCTTTAAATCCATTCCTAACCACATTACCGCCTCCTGTAGTTTTGTGATACATAGAGATCGTTCACGTGATCCATTTGCATTTTTTACCTGCTGAATTACGTAATCGATCTCTTTACGTAGGCGCTTGTTAAGCTTTATATCGCTTTCAATAATATTTTCCCCTTTAGATTCACAAGACAATTCTGATATTGCCTCAGCCTTGTATTTCCTTTCTTCATTATCCTTCGCTTCTGATATATCCATTTTTCTGTTTTTAAGTGTTAAAAAATTATTGGGTGCAGCAGATCATAGATTTACGCTATGCCCGCAACTGCTACTGTCGCACACTTACTCGCCTTGAGCGTATCGTGTTGCGTACGCCTGTACTCCTGCCACACCCAATTTCTTACCAATTATCTGTATATGATGGCCACACCATCAAACCGCTTTACCTGTTCATCAATCAGTTCAATCGTTTTCTCTTCGATCAAATCTGCCAGGTCTGCGCTTTCCAAGTAGAAAATAACGTCCCCGACCGCACTTACATCAAACAGCACATCAACAACGATTCTCGACTTATCAGATCCTTTAAACACCGGCAGGTTCAATGTGATGGAATCCGGAAGATTGCATTCATTAATTACCCTTTCAACAACAACTTTCTTGGATCCTCGCTGATTGTCTGTGTCCTGAAAAGCCTGATCAAACTTAAGATGAAAATCTTTCAGATTTCTCACAAAACCAGTACCCTCACTAATCATGCTAAAAGCATTCCGATTAAACTTAAACAGTTGCGCCAATTCGTCCCGATTATACTTCGTGTCCGGATTGTTGATACCAAATCGTTCCAATTGGCTATCCAAGAATAGTTTACCGCTAATTTTAACCATTTTGGGAGCAAATTGAGGAAAGATTTCAAGCACAACCGTTCTTTCATCATAATTGGCAAACAGTACACAATCTTTTTTCTCAAACTGACCTACATCAATTCTCTTTTCAAAGAAGTTGCCGGCGGCATCTATCCTGCCACTACGTTTCACTTCTTGACTTTCAATTGGACTGGGTGCTTTACCCTGCAAAATTGTAAGTACGTCCCCGCCTTTTCCGGGGACTATTTTGTTTATGACCTTTGTTTCTTTGTTTTCTGACATTACGTTTCTCAAATTTTGATTTTAAAGGTTTGGACTATCCCTGCCCGTCCTTAATTTCCTTTTCTTCCAGGGTTTCTGCAAGGTCTGCATCGAGAACCTCGCCTGAATCGCTATCCAAATCATCCAGGTCTCCGTCCGGAATCTCATCTGCATTGCTGTCAAGATCTACATCTGTTTCATACGGTTCTGCATCAAGAGGTGTATATACCGCCTCAAACGCTTGGGCAGACCAACATGACTCTTCGCCATCTTCATGCCGAACGTAGTACCCACCGGCTTTTGGAGAATGCTTCTTAACATACAACCAGTCAACTTTCAGCGGCTTAAACGCTTTGTTTCCAGGTACCAACGTAGCACCAAGGGAACCATCGTCCTTTACAACATCTTTGATTTTGAAAGCCTCTACAAGCTTGTGGATAACATATTTTGGCAAAGAGTCACTTAACCCCTGCTCTTTTTCGTTGGTATCTGTGTTATCGTTTTCTTTATTCATAATTGTAATTATTATTGGTTTTTGGTTAGTTAGCCCGGTTCATTGAATGAATCGTGCTTTGCATTTCATCGGAGCGTAAGCGCCGGTTTTCTACAACAACCCCATCCGGGGCATATCCTATCATCCTTCCATTATCATAGTCTGCTATGTAATAGATATCAGTAGTGATTTCTTCCTGTCCGGTTTTTAACATCCTTACAGAGGTTTTCAGCTCCTCTTTCATTGGTTTTAACCGTTCATTATATGCTGATTTTATATCATCATACTCTTTCTGAACATCGGCCAGATCAACATTTTGCTTTGCAATGCTGCTTTCAAGTTCATCAATCTGCTTTTCGTTTAGATCCTTAAAGACCGTCTTGCCATTATCAACATTGTCCGCATTGGCTTTTAGCCATGTTATTCGCTCATGAAGTGGCCAGTCTTCAAATACCTTTGGTAAAATTGTATCCATGATTATTCTGATTTAGAATTATTGTTATTTTTTAAAATGGAAGATCATCGTCCAGATCATCAAAATCGATTTGAGGATCACCCACTACGGCCGGTTGCTGTTTCGCCCTTGCCCCTTGGGGTTTTCCGCCGTTGGATCTACCGCCCCCGTCTGACTTTGACCCAAGCATTATCATAGAAAATACCTTCACCTCTGTGGAGTATCGTTTATTCCCGTTCTTATCCTCCCATTCCCTGGTCTGTAAAGAACCCTCTACGCTTATCAGATCCCCCTTATTTACATACTCCTGAAGAATCTCGGCTGTACGTGCCCAGGCAACACACTTATGCCACTCTGTATTCTCAACCGATTCTCCATTTCGGTCTTTATATTTTTCCGATGTAGCGAGACTGAAATTTGCAACCGCTGTGTTGCTCTGGGTATATCTTACTTCCGGATCTGCCCCGACCCTACCAATTAATATTACCTTGTTTAGTGAACTCATTTTGTTGATTTTTATGTGTTAAAGTTATGACCCTAAGACCGAAGGGCTTTTTTGTTATTTCTGATTGCTGTTTTAAAGAATAAAACATCTTTTTTGGCCTGTGATATAGCCTCTGATCCTGTAAACCCACGATAGACAAGCCTTCCCCTTTTTTTAATTGCCATCCTTGTAAGAGAAAACAATGCCTTTGGGCTTGTACAGTTTTTAAGATTCAGGTTGTCAATATCTTTCTCAAAAACCCGTTGACGCTTTTGATTTTGATGTAAAAAGTTCTGTGCATTTTTCAGGCTATTTCGGTAATCACTTATAGCATCATCATCCAAATAGAGACTCCTGCATACTTTTCTAATTCCCATGGTTTTGTGTGTTAAGGTTTTGATTGTTGTTTTTATTTTAGCGCCCACATCGGACGGCCTTGAGCATCCTTTTCCTCCGGAACCATTGTAAACACGCTTTGAGGTATTGAATCCTTGTGCATTTTCCCAAGCATCTGCTCATAAGTGAAGTACCTGCCTTCTTCACCTTTTCGCATTTTCTCAATATGTTTCCACATGTGTCGCCACTCAATTCGCCCCTGGCTTACATACGGATCAGAATAGGCAGCCCAAAAGGCCTCTATCGCCTCTTCACAGGTTACTTTGTTCTTTTTCATGGCCTCACGAAGCATTAACATCTGTGTCTTTGATGTATTCTCTAATCCTGCCGCATGTGCAATCATCATGTTCAGCGAAGCCAACAGTGACTTTTCCTGATCGGCCATCTGCCCACGTGATACTTCAAGATTTCCCCAAGCCCCACCATCCGGGCTAAGAACCTTCAATTCAATCTTCGTTGAACATTGCTTCTGTATCTGCGATGATTTTTTCTGCGTTAACGCCTTTTCTGCTTCCATTTCTGCCTTTATTATTGTTTTTCTTGCTGCTGTCCAAACCGCCTTTACTAAATAAATGCCTCAAATCAGCATGCCAATTAGGAATGTGTTTCCAGTTCCCATTACGATCAGTTCTCATAAAATTATCTACTGACCTGAGTTCAAAGTAATTCCTGCAGGCCTCCTCCGGAATCGTCCACATCTTGCCCATATTTATAACCTGCTCTGCACTTTTAGGGGGATCTAATACGATAGGCTTATAGCCCTCTTCATCATCATCGGAAAATCGCGCAGCGCCCCTGGGTATATGTGTATTAAATTCCGAAGATGAAAAAGAAGATGAAGAGCCATCGTTTGCCAATGGCACTTTCTTGGCACTGCCATTTTCATTTTGTGGCACTGCTATATCTTTGCCATTACCTTTGCTATCATTATTATTCCATCTTGCCTGAGCGCCCTTTTTGCCTGCTTCCTGTTTTTTCTTCTTGTAATTCTTCTGTTTAATCCTCTCTTTTTCAAGCCTTGGATTAACCAATTCACCATTATCATTTTTAACAAAACACTTGGAAATCCTTTTCTCCCATGATTTTTCGAATTTGTCCGAAGAAGTTCGGGTTAATATGGACAGCTCGTCAATATCATCCGGAATAGAGCCTTCCTTCCAACAGACACATAGCAATAATGTGTACATTCCTATTTCTTCTGCTGACATAACGATCGTGTTTCCATCTGATAAGAAATCGGACGGATAAAATTGAAACGCCGGTGCTTTTTCTTTTCCCATATTTTTTTTGAGCATTTTTATAACACTGCCATAGCACTGCTATAGCACTGCCATTCTATCTTAAAATTACTTCGATTGTTTTTCTTAGATCCTTTTCAAGCTTCTTAGATTCGTTTAATGATTCAGTGCTTCGAGTATGAAAATACCGTTGCTGAGTATCCATCATTTTCTTTACCGCCTTGGCCAATGACTTCTGGCCGTTGATTTTTTTCTCTCGACCATAGTTTTCAATGTCTTTTATAAGGTTCTCTACAAACTCTTCATCATCTAATTCAAGATATTCAACAACCGCCTCTGCTATTTTTTTCTCAGTCATAATTCAGCTCTTTTTGTTTAACATGTGACCTGCTTGTTTTCATGAACGATACATCAATCATTGCAGCCTCCATCCTGGCACTGATCGCATCAACTCTTCCTTGAGGGCTGTCAACATAATTCTGCATTTCCTCAACCGACTCAGCCTTCTTATAACCCTTGCTCGTGGCCACAAGACCGCGCAGATATCCTTTCACGTGCATCCAGTTAATCATCTTTCTGATCCTCGATCCTGATAATGACACACCGGCCACATTCTTCACGTATGCTGATATTTCTCTATTCTTAATAGACCTACCCTGATTGAATGACCTGTTTAAGGCCTGCCAAACATAACGAGAGAGTTCAATATCCTTCTCTGTTAAATCTTGGGTTTCTATTTCGAATCCTTCAATCATTTAATGGGTATCAATCCTTTGTGTATCAGTTTTCGCAGGGTTTCATATACGGCTCTCATCCAATCTGCAGCACTTATCTTTCCACTATCAGCCATAGCATGACAGTTTGCACAGCCATAAGCGCCCCACCAATCATCTGATTTGGTTGATGTTCCTTTGCCTGAGCTTGGAGCATGACAAAAGACAACCGTATCTCTTGGTGCGCATCTTTCGGCGACCCTCAGAGCGCATGCTTCCCCTTCTGCACTTCTGGTTATTTTCTTACTTCGGGTTTTAACCGGCTTTGGTATTGATATCATCACTCCCTCCCCGCATATCGATCTCGGTTTCTGTGAATCTCCCCAACGACATAACCCCTCTCTGTGGCTAC